TTGAGTTAGAAGTTGAACCTCCACCTCCACCTGGTCCTCCAAGTTGAGTATATTGATATGAAGTTGAAGATGGAGCTACATTATTTGATACATATTGTTGATTAGGTTGTGCAAATACTGTTCCAGCACTAAGTTGTGAACCTCCTTGGTCATTTCTTGATTGACCGAATCTATCTGCAAGCCATTCTGTTACCCCTGCATCTGGTGTTCCCCAATTTCCTGTATGTAAACGTCCTCCTGATATATCACTCCAAAAGTCTGACATAGTTTTTCCTTCTATAATTTTAACTTTAATAATTTTCTTATTTAGATTTTTTCTTTCCTTTATATAATGGCATACCTTATTGTAAGAAGTAATTAATGGAGTTATCAAGTAGTTATTCTTTGTTCAACTTTTTTCCCCGTATATTTACCGCATGATATAGTTTGCTCTATTGACACGCTTGACAAAGATTATAGCTATTGGTAAGCTTAATTGTCTCTCTTTCTTTTCTTTTACCCTTTTCTTTTCTTTCTCTCTTTTAAATTATTATTACCTCTATAAGGATTACTTAGTATAACTACATGATGAGAGTTGAAGAGTTTATTTAGTTCTTGTTGGGTTATTAATGTAACTCTATATTTAGATTCCATATTAATGAATAGACCATTTCTTACGGTTGTATAGAGATAGGGTTTTCTTCTTGGCCTTCCATCCATGGGCGAAGTATCTACAGTTATGAACGAGAACATTATTTGCGAAATACATTCCGTTTGTAGATTCTAGGTTGAATACCTCTTCTTCTCCGCAATGCTGTGGCTTTACAATTTTGATGACAGTATTTGCTCTTTGGAATATATGATTCATATTCTTTTCCACAGACGAAACATTTCTTTTTAAGAATGAGTCTATTTTTGAATGACATTGCTCCAATTTTTTTATGGTGTTTTTTTCCTTCTTCTGAAGAGTGCCATTTCTTTGCAAGAGGTCTAATTCTTTCAAGATGTTCTCTATATCCTTTGTAGATTCCCCAGTTGTGTCTTTTTGCGTGTTCTCTATGAGAGATACATTCCAGATTTTTAATATCGTTGTTAGTAGTGTCACCATCCATATGATTGATTTCACAATCTTCTGGTATAGGTCCATTATGAAATTCCCATACTCTTCTGTGTAAGAACCCTGTTTTACCACCATACTCTCTTCTACAAGAATGTTGGAAATAACAACGGTGCGTACGATTTTTTGAAGTAGGGTATCTCCTGAACTTAATCCCATTCCATATAATTGTTTCTGATTCGTGCATACCATTATTATATCAGAATACCTTATATTGTCAAGGCTCACAAAACCTCTATTAGTAAAAACTCTATGATTTGACGTTGCCTTAAAAATTCCATAGTCATTGACTTGTTTTTTACCAGTTGAGAATCCCTTAACTACTTTACTCCATCCAAGCGGTGTCCAAACATAATCTTTACTAGTAACTCTTTCTATTTGGATATCTCCTCGTTTTGTTTTAATTAAAGTTCCCTTCGTGAAACACATATCTACACAATCATCCAACACCTTATAAGGAATCTGTTTAATCTCTCCTGGATCGTTCTTGTTAGGTATCCAATGGTAGCGTTCAAACTCCATAGGAACCCAGTCTAATGTCTTGTTGAACATTAATGTAGGGCGACCTGTATCGGGCCTAACTTTAAGAAGTTCTGCTAACTGTCCAATTCCAGCGACAACTGAATCCTTGCCTTTAGTTATTGGGTTAAAAATAATTCCGTAGTTCATAAGCTCAGCAATCGCCATTGGTTGAGCTGAGTCAGCAAGAGGATTCGTTATTGTTCGTCCTCCATCCTTAACCTTACATACATCCGCTATCTGGCGTTCTGTAAATCCACTTACATAGAGTCCATCATACATATAGATTTCATTCTGATTAGGGGAGATAGCGAAATATCCTATTGCCGTCTTATGTCCGAATCCAAAATCTATTACCCTAGTATAGGTCCAGTTACTATTAAACTGTTCAAACGGAACGGTGACCATATGTATCTCTCGTTTAAACTCCTTGAAGATGAGTCCACTCATACGTCTAAATTCTCCTAAGTGTTCCTGGGCAAATGCATCCTCACTCATTTCTTTACGGGCCTCTTCAATCTCTCCCTTATCTAGGAAGGGATTATCATAGGTGGTGTAATGGTGGTAGGAGAAGTCATCATCTTTCATGTACTGGTCAGCTAATGTTTTGAAGTGGTTCTGCAACCCGTTAGGGGTTGAAATAAATATAACACGGGCTTTGGAGTCAATTAACATTGGTCGCATAACCGTCCACACTGTTTCCCATTTGTCAATAAACGCACACTCATCAAATACACACAAGTCTATCTTTACTCCTCGGAGGTTATCTGGTTCTTCAGCTCCTTTAACAAATATAGATGAATCATTAATTAGGGTAATCCGTAGTTCAGTTTCGTTCTTGCGTTTAATTACTTCTCTGGGTACAAAGTTAAGCAACATCTCCCAGAGGATACCTTTAGCTTGCTTATAGGTGGGAGCGACATACCATACATCAACCTTGTTGTTCTTGGTGGCAAAATCCAACATCTTGAGAGCTGTAACGTAGGTCTTCCCCGCCCGTCTCCCACAGTTCACTACAACATATCTATGTGGGTCTTTCCAGACGTTTGTCTGCCACTGAGAGAGTGATACATTCATTAATTCAGACTACCATATTTTTAAATTATTCTCAATAGGGATAGTACCTGTTAGAGTCCTGAGTTTGAGTCGCCCACACTTTTTCTGACGGCCTTTATTGCTTCCTTTAAAGCTTCCTCTTTAGAGTTAAAACCGTGGAGAATCCAGTTAGGGATGTTGGTAACCCCCTCATATTCCTTCTTATAAGCAGCTATCCTATCAGCCAACTTTTCATTGGTGAACTTCAACGGTTTGTGGTCTTCTTCCTTTTCCTCTATATAAATCTCTTCTTCGTCCCCATAGACCATCCGTCCATCTAATACCGCTTTCTCCCACTCGGTTAATATCCGTTTACCTTCCTTGAAACAGGGAGTGCATTTAATGTCGGGGAGACTTAAACTCCCCGTAGGACCTCTCTTTCTACCTGAATACTTCTTCTGAAAATTTTTATATGCCTCCGCAAGTTGTCTCTCCATGTCTGGGGTAACTATCACAGTAACTTCTGTTCCCTTCACAATAAGAGGTTTCACAATAACTTTTACCTCTTCCTTCACAGTAACTTCCTTATTGTGAAGCTTCTGCCTACACACATCAGAACAAGTCTTCCTTGAACTTCTCTCAGCCTCAAATTCCTTATCGCACACTAAACATTTAGTCAACATATATATAAATAACTATTAATACCTTATTGTATCATAACATTATCTAGATTGTCAAGTTGTTCTAAACGGGCATAGTACTAGTCTAGGAAAGGGGAATGAGGGTGTAGAATGTGAGGGTGGGGTTGTGTACTACTCTTCCCCTCTAACATCTTTTCAGATTGAATTATATTGACGGGTGTACTCTCTATTAGATTGTTAGAAAGCTCTATATACTATACTCCCTCTTATTAAATATATGTCTAGCAATCTATTAAGTGGAGTTATTCCTGAGAAGGTGATACTGTATTGATCTGGATAAGATTAGTTAGATTGACTGTACTATCCTTTATATTGTCCTTATCCTCTAATTTGTCTAGTAAGTAAGCTTTAGCTTGCCACTGCTTAGAGGCTTTTATATCAGATACGTATTGATTGACTTCAGATTGCATAGCTTCTTGCACTTTCTTACTCTCTAGCCATCTAGCTATAGTTTGTCTGCTTACTCCTGTTAGTCTTGCTGCTATTGTTGCCGAGGTGTATTTACCTTGTTTTACAAGCCTAATGAACGCCCTATATGCCCTTTTGTCTCTTATAATAATCTTCTCTTCTTGTTGTATGTTGTTACTTTCAAGCCTTGTTATTTCCGTGGGGTTTTGTTCACTATGTAACACTTCTTTCTCTATTATCGTGCTTTCTAGGGGCTTTGGTGGGGTTATTTGCGGTATTCCTTGTGGCTGTGGGATTGGTGGTGGGACTACTCTCATATTCTATGTATACATTATTTGTACAGTTATTTCAAGTAGTGGGGATTTATTCGCTTTGCTCATCGTTAATTTAATAAATATTCTA